CCGAGAAAGACACTGAAGTTCAAAACACCGAAAGAGATAATTGAAAGGGGTGTTGCATTGACAGATTGAATCTACAGCGGCTTTTTTTAATATGTCCCGTTCGTCGGTAACCCGCTTCAGCTCTTTCTGGAGACGGCGGATCTCGGCCTGAGCATCTGACTGTTCTTTATTAGCGGAAGAATCCGGACCGTACTTCTTTATCCAGGCGTAAAGGCTGTGGGTGGTGATATCGAGACGTGTTGCAACGCTGGCAACAGAATAACCGCGATCAACAACCTGTTTGACTGCTTCAGTTTTAAACTCTTCGGGATAACGCTTACCGCTCATAGGCACCTCTCTTTAAGCCATCTTAAATGACTCTGAGGTGTCTGTTAAACCCGTGGCGATTCATCCAAAGCATCGTAATAGACTTTAAAAGTGGTAGAGCTATCCAATTTTGCCTCGTATTTTTTTAATCCCAATCTGATTGCATTAAATTAACTTGCTATGAAGAAAAAATCACTAACGCGGTCCGCATTTTATCATTTACTGTGTTAAGAGTGGTTTCTACGCCACGGACTTAAAACGATTCCTAAACCTCGCCTCGTCGGGGGTTTGTCAATTTTAGAGGCTGCCTTCAGGCGGCTTTTTTGTTTCCCCTCGTCCTGAGAGGACTTACGGCAGGTAAACATTGACTGTGTGAATGAATGAGACGTATTTTATTTATGTGGTGAATCCTTTCTAAGCGAAGGGGCGTTCCAGTCAACTGCTATCTGCAGGTATGCGCGCGGCTTTGCTGACTGGGGTAGAGTCACCGGGAGGCACCCGGCGCCATGACAACAACAATAAAATAATCAAATTCCTTGAGAGCCTGCCATAAAACGCAGGCCTTTTTTTATGGTTTTGCAAATTGCTGCTACGCTTTGAGTTGTGGGAAGTAACTGAATGCTCTGTGGTTCTCCTTAGCCAATAGTGAATCAGCCGATACAGCCTCACTCCTGAGCATAGGTCCTACTCACACTTACCTTACAAATAGTCAACTCATTAGCCCGCCATCATAAGCGGGCTTTTTTTATTCCCCTCATCACTGAGAGGATTCACGGCAATAAGAGGGGGACTAGATGTCCGATCCTGTTTCTGGCACGACAGTAGCGGCTGGTGGTCTGATGGGGGCCAGCATGTTCGGCCTGGCAACCGGCATAGATTACGGTGTGGTGTTTGGCGCATTCGCTGGTGCGGTGTTCTACGTCGCTACGGCGGTTAATATCAGTCGCCTTAAGCTGGTGGGCTACTTCATCACCTCATTCATCTTCGGCGTTATCGGCGCTCCACTGCTTGGCTCTTACTTCTCCAAATGGACGGGGTATAGCGACAGGCCACTTGATGCGCTGGGCGCGGTAATCGTAGCCGCTATTGCTATTAAGCTGCTGACGTTCGTCAACAGTCAGGATTTGGGTAGCCTGTTTGGAATTCTCTCGCGTTTACGTGGTGGAGGGGCCAGCAATGGTAACAAGTGATCCGAGTGCGATGGCAAACGCAATTATCTCTGCTGTGATCGTTATTGCACTGATGTTCTACCAGCGCGGCGGGGCGAGACATCGCCCTCTTATATCGCTGATGGCTTATTTCACGGTGCTGGTATACGCCAGCGTCCCTTTCCGTTACCTGTTCGGCCTGTACCATGAATCCCATTGGTTTGTGGTGCTGGTCAATATCCTGATCTGTGCTGCCGTTCTCTGGGCTCGGGGAAACGTGGCGCGCCTGGTTGATGCACTGAGGCACTAATGAACCAATCACAATTTCAAAAGGCGGCAGGGCTAAGCGCCGAGTTAGCTGCGCGCTGGTTTCAGCCAGTAAGTGATGCAATGAAAGAGTTCGGCATCGCCAAGCCGGTAGATCAGGCGATGTTTATTGCTCAGGTAGGCCATGAATCAGCTGGCTTCACTCTACTGGTGGAGAGCTTCAACTACCGGATTGCGGCACTGGCTAACTTCATTCGTGCCGGACGCCTCACAACAGACCAGGCAAACACGCTTGGCCGTCGACCTGAAGAACGCACTTTACCGATTGAGCGCCAACGCGCCATTGCTAACCTGGTATACAGCAAACGCATGGGGAACAACGCTCCAGGCGACGGCTGGTTATACCGTGGGCGTGGCCTTATCCAGATTACCGGCCTCAACAACTACCGTGATTGCGGGAACGGCCTGAAGGTTGATCTGGTTAAGCAGCCTGAGCTATTGGCCGAAGATGTTTACGCAGCCAGAAGCGCGGCATGGTTCTTCGCCACTAAGGGATGCCTGAAGTATTCCGGCGACCTGCTGCAGGTGACGAAGATTATCAACGGCGGAACGAACGGACTTGAAGATCGTCGCGCTCGCTTCGGTCAGGCCAAAACGGTACTGGTGTGAGGTTGATATGGGATTAGAAACAATCATTGGTCTTGCTGCGCTGGTCATGGCTGCTATCGCGGGTGCCTTTGGCATTGGCCATTCACGTGGCACCAGCAAAGCGGAAGCGAAAGCTGACCAGCAGCGCACCGAAGAAAAGGCCGCAGCCACTGAAGCAGTAGCCGAACGCCGGGTAGAAGCAACGAAAGAGGCCAGCAATGTACAGCAAACTGTTAACCGTATGTCTGATGACGATGTTGATCGGGAGTTGCGCGAAAAGTTTACCCGCCCCGGTGGTGGTTGATACTGGGTGTCTGTGGACCCGAATTATCTATCTGACCAACAACGACATCGACGTTATGGACCGCCAGACGAAGAAAGACATCTTGGCCCATAACAAAGCGTGGCAGGCGAACTGCCAGAAAGAAACCAGAGCTTCGCAATAGAGTGATTTATATCTAGAAATGTCAATGAGCTGAGATGTAAGATAGATGAAACATCGAGGGGAATATGACTAATCTTAAATGCCCATATTGTGGGAGCACTGATACAATAGTTCGTAAAGCGGGTGAATTAAATAAGCAGCTCAACACTGACCACTTTACCCAACATACGTCCGGAGTGATTTCAGCCGATCAAGTTCTAAAGTTAATCATGGCGATCCTAACGACCGGAATTGCTTTATTCGGATTTCTCAAGGCTAGAGAGAAAAGAAAGGAAGAAGAGGCTAAAAATAACGCCAGTATCCTTTTATGTAAATCATGCAATAAATGGGAAAAAATCTGATTTTTGCTGACTCGTTTTAATAAATCATAGGTACATGCCGCCTGATGGCGGTTTTTGTTGCCACAAACAATGGATATCCCCTCTAAGGGATAAAACACTAAATATCCCTTTAAGGGTATAAATAAGCCTCGAAATCTGCGGGGCTTTTTTATGCGCATCGCACGCGCACATCAAAGAAAGTCTTTCAGCTGTGAGCCTGGGCAAACCGTTAACTTTCGGCGGCTTTGCCGTGCGACAGGCTCACGTCTAAAAGGAAAATCAAATGCAGGTCACTATTGATGGTGTCCCGTATGCACCCGCCTGCGCAATTTCATCGCGGATTGGCATTGCAATAACGACACACCAGCGCGCTGAAGTTCTGAAGCGAGCGCTCGAACAGCACATGAAGCACCTGCCAGCCGGTGCGCTGGTGGTGGTTATCGATGACGGTTCAAAGCCTGCAGCGGTAGTGCCCGACGGCGTGCAGCTGCTTCGCAATGAAACATCACTCGGCATTGTTGCTTCGAAGAACGCCAGCCTGTCTGCCCTGATGGATGCCGGGTGCGAGCATCTTTTTCTTTGGGATGACGATGCCTGGCCCATTGCCGATAACTGGCACCTGCCATATATCGAATCTCCAGAGCCGCACCTGGCTTATCAGTTTCTCGATCTGGCAGGTCCGCGAAAGATTAACGATATGACCGTTTTGTACCGGGATGATAAGCATATTGCTTACACCGGGCAGCGCGGTGTGATGCTGTACTACCACCGCAGTGCCATCGAGAAGGTTGGCGGATTCGATCCGGTATACGGTCGAGGCATGTACGAACATCCTGACTTGGCCCTTCGGATTCACAATGCTGGTTTAACGTCTTGGGCGTTTGCTGATGTGGTTGGCTCTGAAAAGCTGATTCACTCAATGGACGAGTACGAAGAAGGCGCGCGCAGCATACCGAGGCCTGAACGGGAAGCGCTCGATAAAAAGAACGCTGTGATTTACGGGCAGCGCCGGGATTCAGGATATACAGGCTATGCCGAGTATCGATCTCAGCGCGACGTGGTTATCACTACGTTACTGACCGGCCAGCCAGACCCGCAGCGCGGTACGAAAATGGCCGCCTCACCTGACATGCTGGCTAAATGGGCCTCATCGCTCCGGAATTGTGGCCGTATCGCGCTGGTGGATGAACTGCAGACGGCACCGGCAGACGTTGAGCTGTACCGCGTTCCTGACGTGAAGATGAATGTCTACTTCCGGCGCTGGCTGCACATCTGGCAGCACCTGCGCGATCACCCTGAATACCGGTTCGTTTGGTGTACCGATGGTACCGATGTCGAAATGCTTCGCGCGCCGTGGGAAGAAATGGAACCCGGGAAGGTATATGTCGGTTCTGAACCGAAGACCTACGCCGACACATGGGCGAAAAAGAATCATCCTGAGCGTATCTATCAGGAATTCATTGAAGCGCACCGCAACGATGTGATGTTTAACGCTGGTCTGCTGGGTGGCACCCGCGCTGATGTCATGGCATTTGCTCACGGCATCATCCGTCTTTACTACCGGATAGAGAGTTATCGTTTCTGGAAGAAGGAACAGGCTGGCATCGCAGCCATGAAAAGTGTCGACGGCATTGAAACAATTCGTGATGTGGAGAACTGGCTGAGGGATTCAGTCGGGCTCACCAAATCACAGGCAGTTGGGTTAATAGCCCGGTTTAAGTCAGCGATTCGGAGCGAGTCCGAGGGCGACGGAAACGAAGCACAAATCAACGCTCTGCTTCAGAGCATTAAATCTTTCCCTTCCAATTTAGGTAATTAATTATGTCTGAACTCGCTCTCATTCAAAAAGCAATCGAAGAATCCCAGCAGAAAATGACCCAGCTGTTCGATGCGCAGAAAGCTGAAATCGAAAGCACGGGCCAGGTTTCCAAACAGCTGCAGTCCGACCTGGCAAAAGTACAGGAAGAACTATCCAAATCCGGTACGCGCCTCTTCGATCTGGAACAGAAACTGGCTTCCGGTGCTGAAAATCCAGGTGAGAAGAAATCCTTCTCTGAACGCGCTGCTGAAGAGCTCATCAAGTCATGGGACGGTAAACAGGGCACCTTCGACGCGAAGACGTTTAACAAGTCTCTCGGCAGTGATGCTGATTCTGCTGGCTCACTGATCCAGCCGATGCAGATCCCTGGCATCATCATGCCGGGCCTGCGCCGTCTGACTATTCGTGACCTGCTGGCTCAGGGCCGCATTTCCAGCAACGCTCTCGAATACGTGCGTGAAGAGGTGTTTACCAATAACGCTGACGTAGTGGCAGAGAAGGCGCTTAAGCCAGAGTCGGATATCACCTTCAGCAAACAGACCGCGAACGTAAAGACTATCGCGCACTGGGTGCAGGCGTCACGTCAGGTGATGGACGATGCGCCAATGCTGCAGTCCTACGTTAACAACCGCCTCATGTACGGTCTGGCACTGAAGGAAGAAGGCCAACTGCTGAACGGCGACGGCACCGGGGATAACCTGGAAGGTCTGAACAAAGTGGCAACCGCCTACGACACCTCGCTGAACGCCACCGGCGACACCCGCGCTGACATTATCGCTCACGCCATTTATCAGGTGACCGAATCTGAGTTTAGCGCTTCCGGTATCGTCCTGAACCCGCGCGACTGGCACAACATTGCGCTGCTGAAAGACAATGAAGGCCGTTACATTTTCGGCGGCCCTCAGGCGTTTACCAGCAACATCATGTGGGGGCTGCCGGTAGTTCCGACCAAGGCACAGGCAGCAGGTACCTTTACAGTTGGCGGTTTCGATATGGCCTCTCAGGTGTGGGATCGCATGGATGCCACCGTGGAAGTCAGCCGTGAAGACCGCGATAACTTCGTGAAAAACATGCTGACCATCCTGTGCGAAGAGCGCCTGGCGCTGGCGCACTATCGCCCGACGGCAATCATCAAGGGCACCTTCTCTTCTGGCTCATGATGGAGGGGGCGGGGAAACCCGCCCTTTAACGTATGGCGATTGATGTTCTCGATGTAATGAATCTCAGTCTGTTTAAGCAGCAGATTGAGTTTGAGGAAGACGACAGGGACGAGCTGATCACGCTGTACGCCCAGGCTGCTTTTGATTACTGCATACGCTGGTGCGATGAACCAGCATGGAAGGTTGCAGCTGATATTCCTGCAGCCGTTAAGGGCGCCGTTCTCCTTGTCTTTGCTGACATGTTTGAACACCGCACCGCGCAAAGCGAAGTACAGCTATATGAGAACGCTGCAGCAGAACGCATGATGTTCATCCATCGCAACTGGCGCGGTAAATCTGAACCTGAGGAGGGCTCCTGATGGAACCTGGACGATTCAGGCACCGGGTAAAAATTCTCACCTTCACGACTTCGCGCGATCCATCTGGTCAGCCGGTTGAATCGTGGACTGGTGGCAACCCGGTCCCGGCTGAGGTAAAGGGGATCAGCGGCAGAGAGCAGCTTTCAGGCGGCGCGGAAACGGCGCAGGCAACTATTCGCGTCTGGATGCGCTTCAGTTCAGAGCTGAACGCCTCTTCTCGTCTGGAAGTGCTTAGCGGCCCGTATAAAGGTCAGGTGTTAAATATCATCGGTCCTCCTGTAGCAAATGCGACCGGCACTCGTCTGGAAATTCTTTGCAAAACGGGAGCTGAAAAATGATTGAGACGAGCCTCGATTTTTCCGGGTTAAATGACATTGCAAAGGATCTGGAAGCGCTTAGCCGCGCTGAAAACAACAAGGTTCTGCGTGATGCCACGCGCGCCGGTGCCGAAGTGCTTAAGGAAGAAGTGATCGCCCGCGCTCCGGTGCGTACCGGGAAACTGAAAAAAAACGTGGTGGTGGTGACCCAAAAAAGCCGCCGCCGCGGGGAAATTTCTTCCGGCGTCCATATTCGTGGTGTTAACCCGCGCACCGGGAACAGCGATAACACGATGAAGGCGAATAACCCGAGAAACGCCTTTTACTGGCGATTCGTCGAAATGGGTACCGTTAACATGCCGCCGCATCCTTTCATTCGTCCCGCGTTCGATGTACGCCAGGAGCAGGCGACGGAGGTCGCAATCAGGCGCATGAACCAGGCCATTGACGAGGCGTTAAGCAAATGACGGAAGACGATCTCTATCCTCTGCTGGCGCCGCTGGCCGGAGGGCAGGTTTATCCCTACGTTGCGCCTCTCGGCAGTGACGGAAAGCCTTCAGTCTCTCCGCCCTGGGTAATTTTCTCGATTATTACCGACGTGGCCGCAGACGTTCTTTGCGGTCAGGCTGAATCTGCCGTTTCTGTGCAGGTTGATGTCTATTCCAGCACCATCGCTGAAGCGCGCACGATCAGGAATATGGCGCTTGATGCTCTGCAGGTGCTGAAGCCGGAAAGCATTGTGAAAACGCCGGGCTATGAGCCTGATCTGCGCTATCACCGGGCAACGCTCGAATTTCAGGTAACCGTTTAACTTTACCCACCATAACAGACCGCTCCGACGGTCTTTTTTTTAACTGGAGAAACCATGACCAGTAAGTATGAAGTCACAAAGGGGATGACCTTTGCCGTCTCCGACGCACCCGTAACCGCCGAGGATTTTAACGCCTCAGGTTTCCCGGGTGCTGGCGTTACCTGGCTGGAAGCAGCCTGTGCAACAAAGGAGATCACCTTCACCGGCGGGCAGAAAGGGGATATCGACGTAACCACGCTGTGCTCAACAGAACAGGAGCAAACCAACGGCCTCGCCGCGCCTGCTGAAATGAGCATTACCCGTAACTGGGTTGGCGATGAAGCAGCACAGGAGGCACTGCAAACCGCTTACGAAAATGACGAACTGCGCGCGCTGCGCGTGGTATTCCCGTCTGGCAACGGTTTCTACGTGCTGGTTGAGGTGCGCCAGAGCTCATGGTCTGCTGCAACCTCTTCCGTTGTTGGCGCTACCTATTCTCTGCGTGTACGCGGCAAACCTAAACGCATCTACGCGTCTGGTTCCTGAGCGGCTTCGGCCGCTTTTTTTATCCCTTCGATCATGTAACAAGAGAAAAATGAAATGCCGCAAAAAACATCACAGAATTCATTACGCAACGTGGCGCTTACAGCATCGAAAGCCTATCGCACCAAAGAAGGTATCACGGTCCCTGAATGGGATGGCGTAAAGGTAACGCTGCGTGAACCCTCTGGCGATGCCTGGGTGAAATTCCGGGAGATCGTTAATCCCCAGCTCGCCGAGGGCGAAGAGGCACCGACGCTGACGGAGGCGGAAAAGTTTCTGCGTAACAAAGAGGCTGATGTGGTTCTGTTTATTGACGTTCTGCTGGATGAAAACGGCGAACGAGTATTCAGCGATGAGGATCAGGAGCAGGTATCTAAAATTTATGGTCCTGTGCACTCACGCCTGCTGGCTCAGGCCCTCAACCTCGGAATGAGCCAGGAAGAAGCGGGAAAGCCGTAAAGCAGCCGCTGACCTTCTTCCTGATGTCGCTGGCGCTCCGGTTGGGGCGTACTCTCCACGAACTGCGTCAGACCATGACCGCCAGCGAGCTCAAAATGTGGATCGAGTTCGACCGCATCAGTCCGATTGGTGACTGGCGCGCCGATGCACAGGCGGCGCAGATTTCCGTTGCAATGCTGAACTCTCAGGGCGGGAAATTCACCATTCCTGACGTGATGCTGAAATGGGGTGAGCAGGAAGAAGGCGCTGAAGTCTCTGAACTTGAAGAATGGATGTCCAGTCTTTGATGCCCGCGGCTGCGGGCTTTTTTATGGGTGAAATATGGCAACGCTGCGCGAGCTAATCATCAAAATTTCGGCGAACTCTTCATCTTTCCAGTCAGAGATCGCCAGAGCGTCCCGCATGGGAACCGATTACTACCGCACTATGGAACAGGGCGGGAAAAAAGCTGCAGCGGCCACGCGTGAAACTCAGCGGTCTTTGGCTGAGCTGAATGCTCAGCTTGCAACCGTGCGATCCTCTGCTGCCGAGCTTGCCGGTGCGTGGGCTGGTGCATTTGCCACGCATCAGCTGATTCAGTTTGCCGACACGTGGAACCAGTTGAATGGGCGTCTTCGCCTTGCGTCCTCTTCCAGCGAGGATTACGTGCAGTCCCAGCGCGTGCTGATGGAGATTAGCCAGCGCACCGGAACATCCCTCGAGGCAAACAGCAACCTGTACAGCAGAATTGCGCAGTCCCTGCGTGATGCCGGTTACGCTTCTGCTGACGTCGCAAAAGTTACGGAAACCGTAGCAACCTCATTGAAGCTATCTGGTGCCAGTACCGAAGAGGCTAGCTCGGTTATTACGCAGCTTAGTCAGGCGCTTGGCTCAGGCGTTTTACGAGGCGAAGAATTTAACTCCATCATGGAGAACGGCGGCCGCTTGGCGAAACTGCTGGCTGATGGGCTGGGCACCACTGTTGGTGGCCTGCGAAATATGGCCAACAACGGCGAGCTGACTACCAACAAGATCGTCCCGCTGCTGACCAACGTCGAGATCCTCCGTAAAGAATTCGACACCCTTCCTGCATCCATCAGCGGATCTGCACAGAAAGTGCAAAACGCCTTCCTTGCATGGGTTGGCGGGGCGAACGATGCGGTCGGCGCATCATCAACGCTTTCCGGCGTGCTGGATGGTCTGGCGAATAACATCGATGATGTGGCAAATACAGCCGGTATGCTGGTTGGTGTTGGCCTCGCTCGTTATTTTGGCAACATGGTCGGCAGTGTTGCTCAGTCAACCCGGGCGGTCCTCGCTAATACGGCCGCCGAAGTCGCGCTGGCGCAAGCTCAGGTCCGTGGAGCTCAGGTTAGCGTTGCTGCTGGTCGCCAGGCTGTTTACCGCGCTCAACAGGCGCGCGCAGCGGCGACGAGTATTGAGGCTCAGATTGTCGCTGAGCGTAATCTTGCTGCAGCTCAGGCATCACTGAATACGGCGCTTTCTGGCAGGGCCTCTGCAGTTAACAACCTCACCAATACAGCATCGGTAATGTCACGGCTGGGGAGTGGGGTGCTGGGTATTCTCGGTGGATGGCCTGGAGTGATTATCGGTGCCGGCGCTGCGATGTATGGCCTTTATCAGCATACCCAGCAGGTGCACCGTGAGGCGGTAGGTTTTGCCAACAACCTTGACGAGATCAACACCAAGCTCCAGCAGATGTCGGTGCTTGGCCTGCGTTCGACCGCGGCTGATGCCCGTACATCTTTACAGGCGCAAAAACAGGACCTGTCCGACCTCGACTCTCAGATCGCGAAGGTGAAAGACAGCCTTAAGGCGGTTGACCAAATCCAGCAGGACTACAACCGCCATCCGACGCTGACCCTGATCAACACCTTCATGGACCAGGCCGACATCACGGCCAAAAACATCGAGCTGACTGATAAGCTGAACCAGCTGGAGTACCAGCGCGAACAGGCAGCTTCAAAAGTCGAGCAAACGCAGAAGCTGGTTAACCAGGCCAGTGATCTGGCCACGCAAAAGGCTATCGAACAGGCTGGCGCCGTCTCAATCCTGAAAGGTGCGTATGACCTGCTTAACCGCTCAATGTCAGCGACCGCTGGCGCGAAGCCGCCGCAGTATGCCGGGCCCGTCGTTTCACTGGCGAACGCAACTCCTCAACAGCAAACCGCACTGGAGCGTTCACGCCGCGATAACGAGCTGGCCAGCCTCAGCGGATTAGAAAAACTCCATCAGCAGCACGTCTATGAAGCAGAAGACCTGCAGCTGACGGGGGCGCTTTACACCCAGTACATCTACAACAAGGATCAGGCAGCCAAAAAGGATGCAGCGGCTGCGGAGGCAAAAAAAAACTCTACCGCCGCCTCGAAAGCACAGAGTAAAGCCGAGCGCGAAGCGGCCAGCACCGCCGAACAGTATTCCCGGAAAATGGCCGATCTGAGTGTGGCTATCGACGTGCAACGCGTCAGGGCGAAGGAAGGCGAAAAAGCCTCCGAGCTTTACGCGGCATCGCACCAGGCAGGCACTAAATGGACCGACGAGCAGCGCAGGGCGATCCAGGCATCATCAGCAGAGCTGGCAAAATGGACGCAAAAAGCCGACGAGAACGTGCGCAAGCAGCGCGAACAAGCTGATGCCCTGAAGGATTTAACTGAAGCGGCCCGAAAGTTCAGGGATGAGGCGACGCTGACAACCGAAACCGCAGGCATGAGCGATCGCCAGCGCAGCCGGTTCGACGAGACGCAACAGATCGACCGTGTTTTTGCTAAAACGGACGGCGGTACCGCGGCCATCGCGCAGCGCGCCGCAGCCCTCGATGCTCTGGATAAGAAATACAAGGCTATAGCAGCAGCTGAAGCGGACTGGATGTCCGGAGTATCACGCGGCTACGCCAACTGGTTTGATGAAATCAGTAACGTATCCGGCACGGTTTCTGACGGGGTTAAAACCACACTCGACAGCGCGTTTGGTAACGTCACCTCAATGTTAGAAGGCAATAAGGTTAGCTGGAAATCGTGGGGTATTTCTGTCCTGCAGATTATCGAAAAAGTGGCTCTGCAGATGGCGGTGGTTAGCGCGATGGGTGGGGCCTCTTCCGGTTCTGGCATCTTTGGCTCTCTCATCGGCAGTGTAGGCAGCTTCTTTGGGGGTGGGTCGGGTGCATCAGCCAGCACCGGTGCGGCGGTTTCCAGTTATGGCTCAAGCTTCCAGTTTAACGCCAAAGGCGGCGTTTATGACTCTCCATCCCTGAGCGCTTTCAGTAATGGGATCGTCAGAAACCCAACAATGTTCGCTTTCGCAAAAGGCGGTGCCGGAATCATGGGCGAGGCTGGGCCGGAGGCGATCATGCCGCTTACCCGCGCGCCGGATGGTTCTCTAGGCGTTCGTGCGGTCGGAGGTGGAGGTGGTCAGTCTGTATCTTCGGCGCCACAGGTTTATATCAACATCGATGGTAACGGAAACACTCAAACTCAGGCGACGACTGGCTACGAACAATTTGCGCGAGAAGTTGGTGCTTTTACAGATAAGCGTTACAGGGAGCTGATAATGAGAGATTTATCTCCAGGTGGGGCTATCTGGAACATGACGAAAGGGGGGCGTTAATGGCCATCGAAACTTTTGCATGGTGCCCAAGAATTAACGCTGAGGCTGATACGTCATTCCGGACGAGGAAAGCGAAGTTTGGCGATGGATATGAGCAGGTGTCTGGTGATGGATTAAACGCCAGAAGTCAGGAGTGGACGCTTAATTTCACAGGGAATGAATCCTATATCGAGGCCATAAAGACTTTTCTTGACAGGCACGGCGGTACCAAAGCGTTTCAGTGGAAGCCGCCACTGGAACCATTAGGGCTTTATCGCTGCGAGGCGTATAAACCTACGGGGCTGGGCGCCGGGAAATTTAACCTTGAAGCAACATTCATACAGGCATTCCGACCATGAGTCTTAACGCAGATTTTCAGAAGCTCGAACCTGGCGATGTGGTCAGGCTTTTCGAAGTGGATGGCACGGCATTTGGTACCGGTGATGTGCTGCGATTTCACAGCTACAGTCTTGCGCACTCTGAAGCCGAAATTATCGCTGCTGGCGGTGATGAAAATAAACTGCCAGCAAAATCTATCTGGTGGCAGGGTGAGGAGTATAAAGCCTGGCCCTGCCAGATTAAGGGGATCGAAGCATCTACGAGTGGAAGCAGCGCGCAGCCAAAATTATCTGTGGCTAACCTTGATAGCTCCATAACGGCACTCTGCCTGGCTTATGACGATATGCTGCAGGCGAAAGTGACAATCCATGACACGCTGGGAAAATATCTTGACGCGATTAACTTTGCCGAAGGCAATCCAACAGCTGATCCGACCCAGGAAAAGTTGAAGGTTTTCTACATCGATGCAAAGAGCAGTGAAACAAACGAAGTGGTTGAGTTCACGCTGTCCAGCCCGATGGACCTGCAGGGGCAAATGATCCCGACGCGGCAGCTTCATTCTCTGTGCACCTGGTGCATCAGGAACAAGTATCGCACCGGCGACGGCTGCGATTATGCCGGAACCAACTATTTCGACAAAAACAACAACCCGGTGAGCGATCCGTCGATGGATGAATGCAACGGCACTCTGACGGCCTGCAAACTTCGGTTCGGAGAAAATAACGAGCTCTCGTTTGGTGGGTTCCCTGGCACGTCTTTGATCAGGAGCTGATATGCGGCAGAAAACCATTGATGCCATTATGGCGCATGCTGCAGCTGAATATCCTCGCGAGTGCTGCGGCGTGGTGGCTCAGAAAAGCCGCGTTGAACGTTATTTCCCGTGCCGCAACCTTGCCACGGAGCCGGAGGACAATTTTGTCCTCTGCCCGGAAGATTTCGCAGCTGCTGAGGACTGGGGCACGGTGATCGCCATCGCTCACAGTCACCCTGACGCCACGACACAGCCGAGCGAACTGGATAAAGCGCAATGCGATGCAACGCTTTTACCCTGGCATATCGTGAGCTGGCCGGAGGGGGATTTACGTACCATCCAGCCGCGTGGAGAACTGCCGCTGCTGGAGCGCCCGTTTGTTCTTGGTCACTTTGACTGCTGGGGGCTGGTAATGAGCTATTTCCGGCAAACGCACGGGATCGAGCTTCACGATTACCGGGTGGATTATCCCTGGTGGGAAAACGACTATCCGGACAACTTTTATCAGGATTGCTGGTACGAATGCGGATTTCGTGAATTCGACGGGCCACCGAAACCCGGCGATATGGTGATCATGCAGGTCCAGGCTGATAAGTGGAACCACGCGGGGATCCTGCTGGAGGGTAATATGCTGCTGCACCACATGTATGGACATCTGAGCCAGCGCGTGCCGTATGGTGGATACTGGCAGGAAAGGACGATGAAGATTCTACGTTTTAAAACGCTATTATGAATCGGCTATGTCGGCATATTTCTGAAAGGGGATTGGTCTGTTATCATTAAACCTTCAAATGTAAAGGGGGGAAAATGAAACGCTTAGCACTTTTAATGTTGGCATTTGTTGGAATGCACGTTGAAGCTAGACCAATTACTGTAGATGAGAGAGCTGCAGTAGAAAATGTTATTAGGGAAGAGATGAAAGACCCTGACGCTGCAAAGTTTTACCATATGGATTTCCCATATCCTGACAATACTTTCACCTATTGTGGATATGTTAATGGTAAAAATTCATATGGAGCGTATGCGGGAAAACAACTATTTGCGACATTCTTAGGTAAAAATGCAGATGGAAAGCTTATCGCGGCATCCTTCGATGTTAACTCACAAACCGGTGAGCCCGTAGACCAGTCTGTTATTTCAACTCTCTGTGCAAGTGCCGGCTATGATATCCCCGTCAAAAAAATGTTTTTCAAGGATGTTAATAAAAACAGGGCTGAAAAAGGTATACCCAAACTCAGTTCTCAATACATGAGGCCATGAACATTAATAATATCAAACCGCTTAGGCGGTTTTTTATTTGGAGGTGCTATGCAAGAGGTAATGACCCGTATTGAGCTTAGCGGAATACTGGGTAAAACATATGGGAAGGTTCATCACCGCCTGGTTCGCACCACTGCTGAAGCCATTAATGCACTTGCGAAAACAATAAATGGTTTCGAGAAATTCTTAAACACAAGCAAAGCCCGAGGGCTGACATATGCTGTTTATAGAGATAAAAAGAATATTGGCGTTGATGATTTAGGATTTCCAGTTTCCGGTGAAGTGATCCGGATTGTTCCTGTAGTAATCGGAAGTAAAAAAGCGGGATTACTGCAAACAATTCTCGGAGCGGTATTAGTGGTAGTGGGTGTGGTTACCTCTGCATATGGTGGAGCACCATTGATCGGCGCAGGCATTGGTATGATGGCTGGTGGTATCGTCCAAATGCTATCACCTCAGCCAACCGGATTAGCCAGCAAACAAAGCGCAGATAACCGCGCCTCTTATGCATTCGGTGGCGTGACAAACACCGCTGCTCAGGGCTACCCGGTACCGCTACTTTATGGTCGCCGGCGCATAGGCGGCGCGATTATTTCAGCCGGGATTTACGTTGAGGATCAACAATGAAGAAATATTTAAGACTGACCATTTCAGGCCTGCATCGTATTGTTGATGAAGGAATCCTAATCGGCGGAAATGCGACAGTAATAGTAAACCGTGGCGGAGAGGTTATTTGCCGCGAGAAATTTTCTGGCAAAGTTTCTGATAAATATTCAAAGCTATATGAAGTTGAAGATACCGGTATTCCAGTATCAGTAACGTCTTCCAGTGATTGTCAGTTTTTCAAAGCAGAAGCTGATTTTGTAAACCCATTTAGCGAAAAAATATCTAATTAATTCTCTCTTGCAATAAGCCACCTCAGGGTGGCTTTTTTATGGGCGCAATATGGCTACATCTACTCCGATTAGAGGCCGCAAGGGCGGCAGCTCAAGTTCCCGTACCCCTACCGAACAGCCTGATGACCTGCAATCTGTAGCGAAGGCAAAAATCCTCGTTGCGCTTGGTGAAGGGGAGTTTGCAGGGCAGCTAACCGGCAAAGATATCTACCTGGACGGAACAGCCCTGGAGAACGCTGACGGCTCCCAAAACTTCAGCGGCGTAACGTGGGAGTTTCGCGCAGGAACGCAGGCGCAAAAATATATTCAGGGTATTCCCGGTACCGAAAACGAAATCAGCGTAGGAACTGAGGTATCAAGCGCTACAGCCTGGACGCGCACGTTTACCAATACGCAGCTTTCAGCAGTTCGCCTGCGTCTGAAATGGCCCTCGCTTTTCAAACAGGAGGACGACGGCGATCTGGTGGGTTACTCGGTCAATTATGCGATTGACCTGCAGACGGACGGGGGCGCATGGCAGACGATACTCAATACCAGCGTGACCGGAAAAACGACATCTGGTTATGAGCGCAGCCACCGTATCGATTTACCGCAGGCTGGCAGCACCTGGACAATCCGTCTGCGTAAGATTACCTCTGACGCCAACAGCGCGAAGATCGGCGACACGATGACGCTGCAGAGCTTCACTGAGGTGATTGACGCCAAGTTACGCTATCCCAACACAGCGCTACTCTACATCGAATTCGATTCCAGCCAGTTTAACGGCTCTATCCCGCAGATCTCCTGCGAGCCTCGCGGGCGTGTTATTCGTGTGCCAGATAACTATGACCCTGAAACACGAACGTACAGCGGTACATGGACCGGTGCGTTTAAGTGGGCATGGACGGATAATCCGGCGTGGATATTTTACGATCTGGTTGTTTCTGACCGGTTCGGCCTCGGCCACCGTTTGACTGCTGCGAATATCGATAAATGGACGCTGTATCAGGTTGCCCAGTATTGCGATCAGATGGTACCAGACGGCAAGGGGGGCAACGGTACCGAACCACGTTATACCTGTAACGTGTACATCCAGGACCGGAACGACGCCTACACAGTCCTGCGTGATTTTGCTGCTATCTTCCGTGGTATGACCTACTGGGGCGGTGATCAGATTGTTGCCCTGGCTGACATGCCGCGCGATGTTGATTACAGCTACACGCGCGCTAACGTTGTTGGCGGTCGCTTCACCTATTCGAGCAGCACCACGAAAAGCCGCTACACCACAGCGCTGGTATCATGGTCTGATCCCGGTAATGCTTACGCCGACGCGATGGAGCCGGTATTTGAGCAGGCGCTGGTGGCGCGGTACGGTTTCAATCAACTGGAAATGACAGCCATCGGCTGTACCAGGCAGTCTGAAGCAAACCGAAAGGGGCGCTGGGGTATTCTCACCAACAACAAGGATCGCGTTGTTTCGTTTGATGTCGGGCTGGACGGCAACATTCCTCAGCCGGGCTACATCATCGCCGTGGCAGACGAGCTGCTTTCCGGAAAGGTTATGGGCGGACGCATCAGTGCCGTTAACGGTCGCGTTATCAAACTTGACCGCGTAGCAGATGCGGCAGCAGGTGATCGCCTTATTCTCAACCTACCTTCCGGTGCATCGCAGAGCAGGACCATTCAGGCCGTGAACGGTGAATCAGTCACAGTCACCACGGCATACAGTGAGACGCCACAGGCCGAAGCTGTTTGGGTGGTGGAATCTGACGAGCTTTACGCTCAGCAGTACCGCGTTGTCAGCGTAAGCGATAACGATAATGGCACCTTCTCGATCACCGCTGCATGGCACGACCCGGATAAATATGCCCGCATCGATACCGGAGCCATCATCGACCAGCGGCCGGTGAGTGTGATCCCTCCGGGTAACCAGTCGCCGCCTGCGAACATCGTGATCAGCTCTTTTTCTGTGGTTCAGCAGAATATCAGCGTCGAAACGATGCGCGTCAGCTGGGACCAGGCGCAGAACGCTATCGCCTATGAGGGGCAGTGGCGCCGCAACGATGGGAACTGGGTTAACATGCCTCGCAGCTCCACCACGTCATTTGACGTTACGGGGATTTATGCCGGGCGCTACCTGGTGCGTGTGCGCGCAATCAATGCCGCAGAAATTTCGTCCGGATGGGGCTATTCAGAAGAGAAGACACTGACAGGCAAAGTAGGTAATCCGCCTAAGCCAGTGGGCTTTACGGCCACTGGCATTAACTGGGGGATTCGTCTTAACTGGGGTTTCCCGGCAAACACCGGCGATACGCTAAAAACGGAAATTCAGTACACTGCCAACAGTGACTTTTCAGATCCACTCTTGCTCTCAGATGTGCCTTATCCATCTGCGGAATACACCCAGCTCGGTCTTAAAGCAGGGCAGGAATTCTGGTACCGCGCGCAGCTGGTCGACAGAACGGGTAACGAGTCCGGGTATACCGACTGGATCAGGGGGATGTCTAACGATAACGCCGATGATTATCTGGGTGATATCGCAGATGATTTCCTAACCTCTGCCGACGGAGAACGCCTAACTGGTGACATCGATACCAACATTGAGGGAATACTGCAGAACGCCCTGGCGAACCACGGAACTGTTGAGCACCAGTGGGCACAATACGGAGAAGTGCGTGCCGATATTCTGGTGGTTAAAACGACGATTGCTGAAGTTGATAATGCAATGGCCGAACTGTCAACGCAGGTGCAGGCGCAGATTGATGATGTTACTGCAGCACTGGAGGACAAACTTACCGCCGTCGTTGATGCCTCTGGCGCTTCGGCTATCTACACCCTCAAAACAGGCGTGAGGATAAACGGCATCATGTATAACGCCGGGATGTCGATTGCCGTTCTGGCGCAGGCAGGGCAGCCGATTGTTACCCGAGTAGGTTTCAACGCTAACCAGTTCGTACTGATGAGTGGCAGTGGCGATACCCAGTATTCGCCGTTCGCTGTGGTTAATGGACAGGTCTTTATCAACTCAGCGTTTATTCAGGATGGCACGATCACCAATGCCAAAATCGGTAACTTTATCCAGTCCAACAATTATGTTGCAGGGTCGCAGGGATGGCGAATTGATAAAAGCGGGACGTTCGAAATTAACGGCGTAGCTGGAGGGGGAAGAATGCTGATATCCAGCACCCTTATTCAGATTTACGACAGCAACAACGTGCTGCGCGTCAGAATGGGGTTATGGTAATGCCACAAGGTTTGCAATGCTGGGATAGTGCAGGGCGTATTGCTGTAGATCTTACTGATTATGCAATCAGGTATATAGGGAGCACTTCTGTAACGTTTGCAGCCGGAGAAACGGTTAAAGACGTTTACTTTTCGGGTATAACTCAGGATGGCTCATTTATAACGATTGTAACGACGGGAGTAACTGCGAATGAATATTATTGCCGCGCTTTTAATGGCGGCTTCACTGTATTCTATTTACCGATCACCGGCAGTCCAGCATTCACTTTCACAGTTGAGGTTTATAACTTTCAATGAGCGGGTAATGGTGCCAACTTACTGATTTAGTGTATGATGGTGTTTTTGAGGTGCGCCAGTGGCTTCTGTTTCTATCAGCT